AAGATGCCATTGCAAGCGGTGATAACCAAGAATATTACATACTTGGTGATAGTGTCCTTTCAATGGACGTTGACGAAACGACGCAAAAGGGAAACCAATATCATGTGTACGTAAAATCATTCGTTGTCGTTTTAGACGATATCGAAGAATAAATATTATTTGTCAAATTAAAATATAGAAAGGAAAAAATTATGGGAAAAACAACCGTAAAACCCGTTAGCCTTGCATACGGTACAGCTGGCGGTCCTGCAACTACCAAGTTGATGGGTGTCTTGAAAGGTCTTTCTATCGGACAGGACGCTCCTGAAAGCACGGAAGTCGAGGCCGAGTTCTACGACAGCCCGTTTGACATCTTCTATGATGGCAACCCAGTTACTATGACGTTCGAGCTGGCTAACTACGAACTTTCCGAGTTGCCTGCCCTGTTCGGTGGTACTTACACCGCAGCTTCGGACGGCGAACCCGAGGAGTACGAGGGCGCGACCAACGCTTACACAAGCGAGCACTCTTGGCAACTTGATTTCGGCCGTGGCCATGCAGCCCTCTACATCTACAAGGGCTTGACGATTGGCACTATCAAGAAGGATGCCGACGGCGCATTGAACTATTCCGTTACCATTACCGCTTTGGTTCACACCACTGGAACTGATGAAGAGGCAGTTGACCACATGTATAAGCTCGTAGGACGTACTTCGGCTTAAATTGTGCTCGATTAGTCTAAGGCTAAACACGGAAACGTAAGGGGTGCGTTTATTGGGGTGTCACCCAGTGGCGCATCCCTTTTGAATTTTACGAAATCCAAATAGGGAAAGGTCAACATGAAACAAGAAGAAATCAAAGAAAGAGTTTTACCCGAATTTCCAATAGACGTACAACGTGACATATTGGATATAATCAATGATACGCCATCCTTGGTTAAACTTGGTGATAAGGAATACCGTGTTAAGAATATGCGTTATTATTCGTTATATCGCATTTGTAGGCTTGTCATGGATATGCGCAAGGCAGATGAAACGCTTGATACCGACCAAAAGGTTATAACGGCCTTATGCACCGATTTGGATGCTATGTCGGAAATCATGGCCATTGTGCTTTGCAACCATTTGTTTACGCCCGATAAGATTAAGACTTATGATGACGTTGACGAAACGATGTCACGCAATGACAAGTTGATACAAGTGATGAAAGCAAAGGTCATGCTTAGCACATTTAACACGAACCAATGGGCGGCTATCGTGTTAGGTGCTATCAAGTCTATTGACTTGTCTGGTTTTTTTTTAATCAAAAAATCGGTGAGTACGCTTTCGGCTTCACTTCTGACAAGGAAGCGGAAATCGGAGGAGACAGCATCACTATTTATGGAAGCACAATCATTGCGGACGCCGCAGACTTCCTAAAAGTGTTCACGCAATATCGCCTTGATGATTACCTATATCGTCTTAGCATTGCGCAAATACAATTCATGGCGGTGGATAACACCCATACAAAGTACCTTAAAGGTGCGGACAAAAAAGCGTGGAACGACTTCAAAGCCGCTTACGAGGCACAACAAAAGTTGGAAAACTTTATGTCAGGCTTGGGCGTTCACGATGACCTTAAAGAAGGCGAGGAGATTGAAATCCCCGTGCGTCGTAAGGGAACGGAAAAGAAAGAAAAGAAGTAGTTTATTACGGACAATATATATACCTGAGATATGCCAAATACAAGTAATGACGATGTAATCATTGTTGGCTCGCTTTCCGATAAGGAATTACGCGATTCAATAGACAAGTTAGTAGATTACGTAGGCGATAAGACAACCATAATGGCTGGCAAATTCGACGTGGCTATGGAAAAGATGAAATCGGCCATGAAAGATTTTGCCATAACTCAAAAGGTTAGCGTTGACTTGATGCAAGACGCATGGAAACAAATGTCTGCATCTTTCGATGCTATGCTAAAGGCTCAACAAAACGCCACAAGTAGCGGAAATAATAGCGGTACGGGTGGCGGTAATTCACAATATGCCGACAATACCGTAGGCCACTTGCAAGAAATCATTGCCTTAGAGGAAAAACGCCGTAAGGAAATGACACTTGGTAGTGATGCCTTGCGTGACCAAAACAAACTTATCGAGGAACAAAAGGCCAAGTTAAAGGGTGAAACCACAAGCGACCAAGTAAAGGCCGCACAAGCCGCTAAAAAGGAATTGCAAAAGGCTTTCACCATGCCAGCACGTGGATTGGCCGATGCTGAAAAGAAATTGCAACAATTACAAAGTCTTTCGGCAAAGTTCCAAGGCAAGGGTATTCTCGACCAAACGCAATGGAATCGCCTTAACGCACAAATCCAAGCCACACGAGAAAAAATAGACAAATTGCGCCAAAAGAAGCCTACGTCTATTCAAGATGTGTTGGGTATGGACGAGTCGAGTGTTGATGCTATTGCAAAGAAAATGGCCGCTTTAAAGAAAGTGACCGTTGACCCACAAAATACTGCACAAGTCAAGCAATTAGGCGATGAATACCAACGTCTTTCCAAGTTACAAACATCGTTGCTTGGTAAGAATGCTCAAGTAATTCGTTCAAACAATTACCTTGCACAATCTTTTGGCTACATACGAAATCGTTTGGTGTACGCCTTAACTTTGGGCGCAATTAGCAACTTTACCAAGGAATTGTACCAAATAAGGGGTCAATACGAATTGCTGGAACGTTCTCTTGGCGTTCTGCTTGACGATATGGGCAAAGGTAGCCAAATCTTTAGGGAACTTAACGCAATGTCGTTAAAATCGCCCTTTACGCTTATTGACTTGGCAGGTGCTGCAAAGCAATTGACTGCATACAACTTCGCGGCAGACGAGGTGGTTGACACAACACGCCGCCTTGCAGACATTTCTGCGGCCTTGGGCGTACCAATGGAGCGTTTGGTTTACAACCTTGGTCAGATACGAGCACAAAACGTACTAAATGCCCGTGATGCCCGTGACTTTGCAAACGATGGTTTGCCTATCGTGTCTATGTTGGCCGATATGTACACTGAGCAAAAACGTTTCGGTGATGAAATGGTTACTACTGCAAATGTCTATGATATGATGTCGAAAAAGATGGTGTCATACGCAGACGTTTTGCAAGTAATCAACAAAGTTACTGACGAAGGAGGAAAGTTCTTTGATTTCCAAGCCAAACAAGCCGACACGTTGCAAGTGCAAATGGCCAACCTTAATTTGGCATACAACAATATGCTTAATTCAATAGGTAAGGAAAACCAAGGCGTTTTAGCAGGTGGCCTTTCTATTGTGAAAGATTTGCTTTTGAATTGGAGGCAAGTCTATCGTGTTCTTATGACACTTATTACTACCTATGGTGCTTACCGTACAGCGGTTGCGCTTGTTGGGTGGGAACATAAGCGCACTTTCGGAGCACGAATGTTGATAAGAATACAACAGTGGGTTAATGGTATCAAAAACGCTAAAACTGCGATGCAAGCGTTAAATGCCACTATGTCATCCAACGTTTTAGGTCTTTTTGTATCGGCACTTACTGCGGCTGTTTCGTATTTCTGGCTTTTCAACAATTCGGCAGACGAAATGAAAGAAAAGTTAAAGGAAATCCAAGAAACATTTACAAGTATGCGCTCTAATGCTACCGACATTTTCGTTAGTGGCCTAAAGAGTGATAACGTAAATACGCAAATTGACAAATTAAAAGAACTTGTTAGTTTTGCGGAAAGCGAACTTGGTATAACTATTCCTGTCAATATACAAGATGTTGATGCTGAAAATGTTGCACAAAAATTAAGGGATGCCAAAAACTATATAGATGAATACCTTGATTTTGCGCAAGCGTTTTCGGAAACAGCTGCAGGCAACAAGTATCTTAACAAATATTTTACTGAATTTGGAAACACGGCTCAATCCACGTTTACCAATATTTATAGTTCAGTAAACACCGTTATAGAAGGCCTTCAAAAACTTGCCGACGAAGGACGTGCAAGTGCTCGTGATTTGGAAATCTTAGAGGAACTTGTAACAGGCAAGAAAGAAGACGAATCTAAACTTGAATACTTGCAACGCCTTGTAAGTCTGTACGAAGAACTTGGTCTTATCGGTAGAAAGGTTGTTACTCCTGTTATTTCTTACACACACTCCTTCGAAGATAATATGGAATTTTTAGAGGAGCAACAAAAGAAAACGCTTGATAGAATCAAAGTGCATAACAGGCAGGTATTTGCTACCATGCTACAAGATGTGCAAGATTTCTATTCAAATGCCGATATTGCCGAATACCAACTTGAACGTACCGTAGAAGAACTTGCAGAGCGTATTGACATCAATAGCATCCCAGAAGACCAACGCACACTTAAACTTAGTGCAGCAATTAACGAGGAGGCGTCAAAGAACAATTGGAATGACTTTGCAAAGCAATACGCCCGTCAAGTTGCCAACACAAAGTTTGGTACTACTATTGAAATATCCGACAAATCAAAGAAAAATACCGAGGTAGAACTAAAGGAATGGCAAAAGAAACTTCAAAGTTGGGCAGACGCAAACGGCATTGTGCTTGGTATTACACTTAACTTTAACACTAATGAGGTTGATGCTGCAAACGAGGCATTACAAAACGTCAAAAAGGCACAAGAATTACTTGCAGTACAACAACGTAAACTCAAAGTTGGTACTGCAACACAAGCCGATGTAGATGCAGCTGAGAAAGCATTGAAAAATGCACGTCTTGTTGCCATACAGGCTGGTGCTGACCTTGCATCACTTAACCGAAAAGATAACCGAAAAGAAAGTAGTGGTGGAAGTAAGAAAGATGATGTTCTTGATGTTCTTAAAGACGAAATAAGCCTTGTAAAGAAATTGCAATCGGAATACGACAAACTTACAAAGTCTGGCGTTAATAGTGCCGATGCTATTGTAACAATGCAAGACGCATACGGTAGCACTCTACGTTTGCTTAACAAAGACTTGCAAAAGTTTGGTTTGCCACGTATTGAACTTTCAAATATCTTAGGCAAGAACCCACACGAGATACTTTCTGTTTTCACCGAATTGCGCAATATCCTTAAAAGCAAAGGATTAAGCAATTTGGAACGCATGAAAGCTGTGGAGGGCGTTATCGAGGAATTGAAAGTGTCTGCAAAGACCTACGACATGAAAAAAGTCACTGACGGTTTGAATAGTGAACTTGGAAAGATAAAGGACGAGTACGAGTTGGCTATCGAACTGGACGCAAATCCCGAATTGGGCGGTATCTTTGCCGACATGATGGGGATTGACGAGGAACAACTAAAGACGTTACCACGTACCTTTAATCAAGTCGTAGCGCAATTGCAAGCAAGCATTGACAAGTTGTTTGCCGACAACAATATTGACGGTTCTTTCGACCTTACGCAAATGCTTGACAAGGGCGACTTTGACAAGTGGGTAGAGGAACGTGGCAATACGCTTGATGACACTTTTGTTAAGGCATTAAACAAGATACGTGAATATGCCAACAAAGTACGTCTTGACGAAACCAAGGAAACAACAAAGAATTGGTCACAACTTATTGACAAGTACGGCCAATTGCAATACAAGTTGGTTAAAATCGCCAAGGATGCCACCAAGGAAATGAAGAACATCGTCAACAAGTTCGGCAATGACGAGCAAAAGAAACTTGCTCTTGATTTGGCCAACAAGATTTCCATTTCCCAAGACCCATCCGAAATAGCACGTTTGCAAGAACAATTGCGCCAATTGCTTAACCAAGTGACGCAAGGAAACGAGCAAGCAGTGAATATCAATGCTGCGGTTCAAAATCAACAAAACCAACAAACAAGCAAGGCTTATTGGGATGACTTTAAGAATAGCGACTATTACACAATGATGTTTGAGGATATGTCGCGTAATTCTACCCGTGCCATTCAACTTATCATTGACAAGATGAACGAGCTGAAAGACAAGGTTAAGGAAGACCCAGCGTCTATGAAAGCATTGTCTAAGTCTTTGCAAGATGCACAAAAGGAACTTGAAAGCCGTAGTTCTACAGTAACTATTCTTGACGCATTAAAAGAAATGCGGACGGCATACGACGAGGTAACGACGGCAAGAAAGAACCTTGCTAACGCAGACAAGGAGGTAGGTGATGCCGAAAAAGCGTTAGAATCAAGCAAAGGCGATGCCGATAAGACTGCCGCTGCCGTTGAACGCTTACGTATTGCACGTGAACGCCAAAAGCAAGCAACACTTGATGCCGCTAATGCAGAAACAAAATACCGTGCCGCATCCAAGAAATTGCAAGGCGGTATGGAAACGCTTTCAAGCGAATTGCAAAACGTCCAAAGCATCTTTGGTGCGGTGGCAAAGTTGTTTGCTGCGGCAGGCGACGATGAAACTGCCGATGCTATCAACGCCATAAGCGAAGGTTTCTCGATTATGACCACAATTATCATGGGTGTTGTGGCCGCTATGGAATTGCTTGAATCTACCGAGCCTTGGTTGTTGGCAGTCGCTGCCGCTTTGTCGGTTATCGTTGGCCTTGTTTCATGGCTTAGTGGTAGCAATGACAAGGAAATCACTAACGAGGTTAAAAAATCCGAATTGGCCGTTAAACGCCTTGAAAATTCATACAAGAATTTGGAAAAGGCGGTAGAGGAGGCGTTTGGTGCATCCGAAATTGCGGCCAAGAAAGCGGAAATTGCAAACAAGAAACTACAACTTGCTGAACTCCAACGTCAATTGCAACTTGAACGGTCACGTGACAGCAAAAAACGTGACGCAGGCAAGATAGCAGACTTAGAAGGTCAAATCATCGACTTAAAGAACGAAATAAAGGACATGAAAAACGATGTCACCAATTCGTTCTTAGGCATTTCAAGCGTAAAAGATGCAGTTGGTTCGATGATGGATGATATTGTAGATGCGCTGCGTAATGGCGAGGACGCTATGGGTAGTTTCAATGATAGCATCGACGATATGATTGCCAACATGATTAAACAAGTTTTCTCCGCAAGGATACTCGGCCCGATGTTAGAGAAGATTTGGGATAAGATTGATGCCGACATACAAAAGCGTGGAGAGGCTTATGCCGACTACTACGCCGACTATCAATCAACTCTTGACCATATCGACACTACCACCAACAATACTGGTAGCGGCTATTACTTTTGGAAAGACCAAAGCGGTAGCCTTTGGTATAGTAACAGTTGGATGAAATGGCAAATGGCCTTGAGAGAGGGTGCAGAAAACCTTACATATCAACAATGGCACGACATCTTGCAAGGATGGGCAGATTGGGCGCAAGAACACTTAGAGGATGCTACTACGCCTACTATGGCCGATGTACGCCGATTTGGTACGGATTTACGCCAAGTTGCACCAGAACTTGAAGGCTATATGGATGAATTGGAAAATATCCTTCGTGAAATGGGTCTTATCAAAGACGCAACAAGTGAGGAGGCTCTTAGCAAGTTGCAACAAGGCATACAAGGCGTTACCGAAGATACCGCTGGTGCTATCGAGGCTTACATGAACATCGTAGCACAAAGGGTATTCGAGCAAAACCTTTACTTGCAAGAAATCCGCGACCATCTTAACAATTTCGACCTTGATGTGCAATTGGGTACTTTGTCGCAAATGCTTTTGCAATTACAACAATCATACCAAGTGCAACAAAACATTGAGTCGATTTTGACAGGCGTGCTTAATCCAAGTGGACGCGCTATCGTCGTAGAACTTAACTCGTAAAAACATTAAAATATTTGGTTATGATAAGAATAATATGTATCTTTGCATTATGGATAGGTTGGAGTAGCTACCAACTGACAAGGGGTAAGTCTATCGCCCCTTCCATATTTTCAATGATGGACGTTATTAAAAGAATAGACAATATGGGAAAGAAAAAAAGTACAAAAGAAGTTATTAGGGAATTTCAATGTGTTCATGGCAATACGTATGATTATTCCTTAATTACAAATTACAAAAACAATGCGACAAAAGTTCCAATTATTTGTAATAAATGCAAAAGTGTTTTTTATCAAACCCCAAACAGCCATTTAAGCGGTCACGGCTGCTATAACTGTACACACAAAATAGCAGGAATTAAAAGGCGTAAGTCTTGTTTTGGGATTGGTGTATTCGACAAAGAAGTAGCCAACCTAAACAAAAATGAGCTGAAAATAGTAGAACGAGCATGGAGGGGAATGCTTAGACGTTGTTATTCATCCAAAAGAGGCAAAAGGTCGATTAGATATACAGAATGCGAAGTTTGTAAAGAATGGCATACATTTTCAAACTTTGCAAAATGGTTTGTAAGTCCTGAAAATGGATATATGGATGGTTATCAAATTGACAAGGACATTCTTGTAAAAGGCAATAAAGTGTATTCTCCAGATACTTGTTGCTTTGTTCCACAAGAAATAAATACTATTTTTACAAAAAGAGAAAGTCAAAGAACAAAATATTATATAGGTGTCTATACTAACAAGAAAAAGTTCGCTGCTTATTTGCACAAATATGGCGTTTTAACATATATAGGGCTTTTCCCCACTCCAGAAGAAGCATTTTACGCCTACAAGGTTGAAAAAGAAGCGTACATTAAAGAGGTTGCGCAATCTTATTACAACAAAGGGCTTGTAACCGAAAGAGTTTATAATGCGCTAATGAATTACAATGTTGAAATAACGGACTAACTATATGGACGCACTACAAAACTATTATAAAAATTCGCTATTGAACAACCTTTGTAAAGAATACAAAGGTGAATGGCAATCATGCCACAACGATAAGAGCAAACTAATGGAATTGGCCTTACGTAGGCAAAGTTTACCACACTTTATGACTTATGCGCATAATGGGTGTGGAATTACGAAAGAGTACGCTAAAACGCATTTCAAAGACTATCTTAATGGTAATAAGGTATTCATTGATGTTGATGGTGTAAAAGGTGACTATACGTCGGGAATGTATATTGACTACGATAGCGACGAAGTTGTGGAAATCAACCTTAATACGTGCGCTATCCTTTGGTGTAAGGACATGAATATAAGCGTTCCAACAACTATGTGTCCTTTCTTTTATATATCTAACGATAGCGACGTAAATATATCTTTAGATGGTTTCAACTACGTTTCTATCTACCTTTTCGACAATAGCAAGGTGACGATTGACGATACCGACGAGGATAGCAAGGTAGTAATATACAAATATTCGGATAAGGCACAAGTTGAACTTGGAAAGTATTGCCTTGCCGACGTAAAGGTGTTTAACAAGAAATTAAAATTATAAACGACTATGGCAAATAAATCAAGTGGGCGTTATTACGCTAAAAATACTGAAAGCGGTACTTTCGAGGATATTACCACGTTGTTTGACGGCGTGGCCGTGTTGAAAGTCGATGGTTTCAATGCAAAGGGAAAGCCCGTGAACGTCTATAATGCGCAATGGGTGAACACCCAAGCGGAGGATTTCTTGATTACGACATTGGACGGTAGCAACAATCCTGTTGTTATCCGCGAAAACACAGATATTGAAATAACGTTTATCGTAAAGCAAAAATACGCTTCATCTACGATTGACGTATTGACGCAACATGACTACTTTGTAAACTACATGACAAATTCTGACGTGTGGATTAAATCGGCATACATGGGGAATAAGTATGCTCATTGTGTTTGCATAAAAGAATACAAGCCAACTGCGCAGAAACTTTGTAGAGGTAGCGATTCATACATGATGGGTACTATTACCTTGCATTGTCTTGACGCACCCACAACATAAGATTTCTTGGTTTAAAATCTTTCTAAATTTCTTTTTGCGTAAAATTCATATTCCAAACAAACAAAAGCGAAAAGAAAAGTGGCCACCGTCCGCGAGGATAGTGACCACTTAACATTTATGGCAATTTTAACAACAAAGATTTTACTTGCCTTTGAAGAACATTCTTTGATACCAAGGCAACCCACAAACATATTCATAGTTTGCGATGGCAACGTCACGCTCGCCCGTAAGGTCTTGAATGTTCTTTTCGTTGTTGGCGATGCGCTTGTTAAGTTCGGCGATTTTCGATTTAAGGCCAGCAATCACACGGTCTTTTTCCTCAACTGTGGCGTTAAGGCTTGCGATTTGTTCGGCTTTCTTTTCGTTCTTTTCGTTCTTTTCGTTGGTATCTTTTGCATAAGCATAGATGCGGTCAACCTCGTCCTGCGCTCTTTTCTTGCACTTGTTGAGGTCGTTCTGCAAAGACTTGACGTAAAGGGCGTCATTCTTGGCTTGTTTCTTGTAACGGTTATTCGATGCCTTAAAGCCACCGATTTTACGTTTCAACGAGGCGTTTTCCTTCATCAACTCTTGGTTGTCGCCTTTGAGGGTTTGAATGGTTTGCTCCATGTCTGTTTTTGAACTCATAATTACGTAATTTTTTTAAGTTAAATATTTGGGTTATATAACACTAAAAATCTGGTTTGTTGTAGTCTTCAAGATTTGGTGTCGCAGTATCGTGCATTTGACTTTCCTTAATCATCTTGTTTTCTTGTTTCACGCTTGCACGTGGGAAAGATGCAAGATTGATTGTTTGGCCTAACACGGAATACCCATCAACGATGTTTTGGTTTTGGATTGCGTAAGGCAATATTTCTCCTTTTACTTGCACCAACATGCCATTTGAAAAATGTTCGTTGATGAACTTCTTGAAATACGGTTTAAACACGCATTTCCATGAAAGGTACTTATCCTCGACCGTTTCGCCATTGGTTTTCTTGTAGCCGCGTTTAAATTCGTCTATGAACACCAAGGCCGCATTGGGTAGGTATTTGACCGTGTTTATAAAACCTGTGACCGTAAAATCTGCCATAATCTTTTAAATTTCGCTATTCTCGTCGTTTCTGTTGCGTTTTTATATCCGTTGTGGTCAACTTATCCACCTTTAACGAATTAAGCCGTTCTCGTGGCTTTCTTTCGCTTTTTCGGGAAATAAGGCTTGAACATAACACCAACGCTTGACCTCGTATGTCGGGTCGATGCTACACCAACTTGAATACATGATGTCGCCGTTTTCGTTCTTTCCTACTGGATAGCCGTCGGCAAATGACCATAACTTTCCGCTATAACGCGCAATGTAAATATGGCCGTCTATCATTTCAATCAAACAATTGCGGTCAACCTTTGGCGTAGTCATTTCGGGATAGTTCCAAAGCGAATTTAACGCCTCGCGTAGTCCGATTTCATACGACTTACGGTTTACGTAAAGCAACGCGCCGCCATTGGGATTTTCCAGCATGTGACGCATACCGTTGATGAAATGCTGCTCGGTTTCCACTTTCCAAAGTTTTTGCAATGACTTTGGCAAATGGTGGAAAAGTTCGCTTTCGACGTTGAAAGAGTACTCTTGTGCGTCCTCTTTGAAAGCCTTACTTAGTTTCGTTACCTCCGCCATATTCCAATTCTATTAGCATGTCGATGAAATGTCTTGCTTTCGTGAACTACCCATTTGCTAAAGACAAATGGGCTTCGTGCTTCACAGCAACTTGCTTACTGTTCCGAAGAGTTAGAAGTCTTACTGTCGCTCCACACGTGTACTCGCAAGTCCCTTACGAGGTTTTAATGTCTTGTACTGACAATGCAAATATACAACTTTTAATTTGAACTACCAAATGTTTTTGTCGCTTACATCCCACAGGCTAAAGACCTGTGGGTTTTACGCTCCTTTCTATAAATCACCGCCATTCTCTGCAGACTGGGTGTGAGTTCCTTGACGTAGGCATACGGAAGAACGAGAGAGTGAGTGATCACTCCGTTTCTGTCCTTGCGGTCTATTATCCAGACTCTGTCCGTCCGTAGTCCTTTCCTCGCGATCCTTCTGACCGCGTTCACACACCGCGACTTGTTCAAGTCTGGTATGACTGATAAATGATTCGATTCAGTATTCATGTCGTTTTTAGCTGTTTATTTGAATTGTGAGCGACTCTTTTCGATTCTGTGGGTAACTATTCCACCGAGACCGCAGAACGCTGTCAGCGTCCTTCTGTGAGCCGAATTTGGCTATTATTTGCCTTCGTCTGTATCGTCGAGATAGTGTCGCGCGTCTGATACAAGTCCTATTGAAAAGACTCCGACGATGAATCCTATGACTGCGCCTACGATGATCAGTATCATTTTCTCTTGTTTTTGTTGTTTCTGTGGTTTCTCCGCCAGTCCAGAATCTTTGTTCTGTTCTTGCGTATGTTCTTTGGAATGTCGAAGGAAGTCAGACTTCGGAAGATGTTCTTCTGAAACCATTCCTTGTGAGCCTTCTGGAAAGGTGTATGTGGAACGAATATCAACTTACCTTCGAACGAGATGTTGGTAACTCCGTCTGGAGTATAGTCATGATGCGGAATGTCATCTCCGATGATCTCCAGTTTATCCGCGAAGACTATAGGTTCGTTCAACCAGAGTATAGGTTTCCCATTCAGTTCTAATACCATGTCATTTCCCTTTTCCATGATCATTTCTCCGCTTCTACAGACTTGTATTCTTCACATACGATCCTACGGTTGACCGCGTACTTATTTGGCAGGCAGTAACCAAGTTGACCGTCCTTGGAAAAGCAGTGTCTGCAGTTCAAACAATTATGTTTCATATTCTGTCTCCTAATTTTATGATTAATACTTCTTTGTCTTCAAGTGCGCCCCATGCGGTTTCCCCTATTCCGATTGAAACGCTCTTGATTCTGTATGTCATGGTTACTGCACTATCAACATAAGCGCAATGTAAGCGACGAGTGCTGCAAGATACGGGTGCTGAAACGACCATTGAAATATTTTGTTCATATTAAATCCCCGTCAAGCCGATAGGACAGCTGTGAAAGTATTATCCATTCTTTTTAAGCTCAAACGCCGTGCAAGGACGAACGTAGGGGCCGCCGTACTTGTTGTACCAGCTGTAGACGTAGCCCGAATCGAAGCCGACGGGCCAACTGTCCCACGCATTTAGCTCGCTTGATGACCAGTACACTCCCTCTTTCATTGAAGTTCCACCTGTCAGTTCAAGAGCCTTGTTCAGCTCTTTGCGAAAGAGGTACATGGCTGCGAGCTGCCCGGCAGTGGGAATGTACAAGTCAGCATCCAACTCGAATGCAATACCAGCCTTTCGAAGATGCTCTGTACAAGATTTCATGTCGAAGTCATTAAGAGCCTCGATTTCGCACTTGTAGAATGAGGAGGTATCTTCTGGATGCGAATCATCTGAAAACAGAGGTAATTCTTCACCCTTCAAATCTTCCTTAGCAACAATCCACTTGTGACCATGGTAGCTTACCATGACATTACACTCTTTTGGATTCTGCACCCCAGCAACATCTTCAAAACGACGTGGCAGAAAACCCTTTTCAACAATATACACGCCATCTTCGATAATAGGCTCGATGTATTCATGCTTACAACCCTCTTCTTCTTCATCTGACGGAGTACGTGTTTCAAATGGCTCTTTGAAACCACAGATGAACGAAGCGTAAGCTTTGGCTTCACCAAAGTCGCTTGCTGAGTCAACAGCCAACGATAATAAATTTAGTTTCTGTTTGTCTTCCATAATTCACTTCCAATATTCTATGTTTCTTTCTGTAGGTTTGTCGACGGGCATTGTGGCATATTTAGCCCACATACTTGTCGTCTCGTAGCCATAGAAGTAATCCTCGCTTGTGATACAAAGATGCTTTCTTGCACGACGTATGGCATCACATGGACTTCTTCCATAGATGATGTCTCCACGAGTACACATATCATCCTTACTGGTGTATGTACCGAACAACCCTACACATGAGCGGACATAGTAATGCTTTATACTTGTCCGAAGTTTTTTGATATGCTTTGCTTTCATTATTCTACTGGTTTGCCCAACAATTCCTCATTGCCCTCGTAAGGGACAATCTCGTCATCTTCTACCCATGTAAGACCTAAAAGATAATGTCTATCTTTGGAAACATTATAATGACTATACAATGCTGCAAGCCACATAGAGTCACAGGTGCCGCTCAGAATCTTTATCAACACCTTCTGAAATGGTTTAAATTCTTTATGTTTCTTGGGAATCTTAAATGTATCCCAGTTCCTATTCTCTCTGGAGGGGAACAGCATACATTCACCTCCTCTCCTTGATGAATATCCACGATTTAAATAAGTGCCATTCTCATCAAATTCCACACTTACACTATCGCCTTGTCCTATTGCATCAGGGTATTGACATGTTATAATAGAATAAGTTTGTCCCTCGTCAGCATAACTTCCTATGTATGCTAATTCCCCAAAAATTGGCGAATATAATAATGTTCCAGTCGGAGCATCTTTCAATATCTCCGCAATATTCAGTTTCTCTTCCATAAGTTTGAATTTAGAATTTGATTTGATTACTATAATATGCTAACAGCACAATCCCGACAACCACAAACAGCCCTCGGAAAGGGTACTCTACGTGGACGTATGGAAACACACCGTTTATCTCGGTGCGTCCTACAAAAAGGAATATTATCAGCAAGAAAAAGATGTATCTCATAATAAACTAATTATTATTTGAAATTCGTTGCAAACGATAGTGCTAATTTTTGAATATTCCAAATTCACACTATCTTTTAAGTTTTATTATGTTAATATATCAAAACGGGGCTGCTTCGTCCGTTGGCGCACCAAACGGCATATCGTCGTTTGCATCGTCGTTACTGTAGTTCCAATCGTCATTATATTGCTGCTTTGGCTGTTCATCAAACGTCATGGTGCTTTGCGTAGGTTCTAATTCCCATCCGTATTGCACGTTTTCGTTTACATCGTTCTTGAAACGGCGGCTTTCGATTTCATATTGCATACCTACCATAAGGTCAACAACACCATAAAGTCTATCTTTGCACACTTCAATGACATTTCCGAAACCTTGAAAACGCTGGATTTCGCTTTGCCCGAAAAACTCCGCACCAGCACGGAAAAAGTCATTATTCACACGATGGATTATAAATATTTTATCAACCGCATTTTGCAAATCCGATGTTCCGCTTATATCATTCTTTCTAAGGAATGTGGTCACTTTCCTGGGGTGTGCAACCAATATGATGTGGACTTGGTTCTTTTTCGCAAAGTCCTTTATTTGTAAAATCAATTCACGTTGTTTGCTGTTCTTGTCACCATCAAGAATATCAATATCAAGGCTAAACAAGTTATCCAAAGCAAATACTTTTACACCAACCTTTAAGAGCAATTCCATGTCGTGAAAGATTTGTTGCCATTTTGCCCCGTACTCGTTGTTATACAAGAAAAACTTTCCATCTAACCATTGGTCTATACGCTCTGCTATATTGTTCGGCACATAATATTTTCCGTCACCATACGTTGATTGGCGCAGGTTATTCTTACCTGCCGCAACCATTTGCACCCACGTTTTAAGAATGTCTGGGCGTAATTCTCCTGACCATAGCGCAACCTTTGCTCCTTGTTGTATTATATTTAGCAATAGTGTATTCAGCCATGATGATTTACCACTTGCATTACTACCAGATAATATGGTTACTTCGGACATATAAAGACCGATTATGTTCTTGTCAAGTTCGGTAAAGCCAGTAGCATAATGTTCCAACTTTGACAAATCCACTTTTTGTATAGATGACATGGATAGCCATTTCTTACCCAACTCTGGCAATTCCTCTTTTATGTTATATTTCGGTTGTGGTTGATATTGCCGTTGCTGATGGAATTGTTGTGGTTGTGGTTTGTTGTATGCGTCTGGCTCATAGAATGTGCGAAAATCAAACCATGTCTTATCCTTGCAATGAGAATGAAAACATGAGAAAGTTATCTGCCCATCTGAATTTTGAAACAACGCACTATCCCATTTCTGTTTGTTGCTATGTGTATCTTCCCACGGACAATGCTCTAACACAAACTTTGTGCCATCACCATTTATTTCTTCTTTATAAACAATACCATGCTCATTTAGCCATGTACGCAAATCAAATGGTGTATTGATGTAATTCCTATTTGGTCTATTTGGTGCTTGCTTAGGTTCCTCTTTTGGCGCAAGGTCTGCAAGTTCCTTGATTTTCTCAATAGGTGTAGGTTTCAATTCTTTCGGAATATACACTATCTTTGACTGTCTCCAAGGATTTGTTGGCAGGTTTGCGCCCTTCTTTGCCCAAGTTGAATAAAGTTTTGTAAGACGTGCATTTGTATAAACTTTTTCATCAAACTCTACCTCATTATCGGAAAAAATGCTTCCCATATATGTGTAGAAATTTTTAACTATTTTGTTCGTTTCCTCATCACAAGGCAAATCAACAGGAACTAAAACATGCCATCCGTTGCCACTAATACAAATTATAGAGTCTGTAAATCCATGTTCCCTTATCAAAAATCTATAAACATCTTGTGCTTTCTTGTGTGCAAGTTCAAATTGTGCATCAGAACTATTCGTTTGGCTCTTTCTTATGGGGTCAAAATCAAGCAAAAGATATTTTCTCCTAATTATGTCAGAATCGGTAGTAGTTGCCTTTGGAGATTTTACAAACTTTTCGCATTGAGGTCTTGCGTAGCAATCCTTATCAATGGAGTTGAGAATAAAATAAATTTGTTCATCATCCATATTCGTATATGGTTCAAGTTGCTTGCAAAGATTGTCAAACGACTTAAAATATCCGCTATAAGAAAAACGTCCCAATATGCGAACCTCGGTAAAGTTACCTTCTCCTACAAATGTATTCCACCATAACCGCAGTTGCTCTTTATCTATCATAATAGTTACTCTTTATATTTCCAAATTCTGTTACAAGAAGAATGAGTGACACCATTACAAGCATAGCGTATCGCCGTTGAACTTGCTCCATAGTATTTTGCAGCAAGAGTCGCAGATTCCCACTCCTTAATAAAGTTCCCATTTAAGTCAAATTCCAAAACTCTTTTTGTTGTCGGTATAAAACTTGATTTTTTTCTTTCGTATTGTTCGTAACCTAACGCTTGAGCCGTACTCAATCCTTTAATCAAGCGAGAACTTATTACCTTGTGGTTGACACCTGTTATACGTTCCCACTCCGTTAGGTTGTGGGTTTCACCATTGTATGTGACATACTTTGGGTGGTTATTGCGTTGGTATTCTTCAAATCCAAGTGCTTGACCGATAGTATATCCATACCGCAATCGTGAACTAATCGTTCCTTTATTTATTCCAGTTATAAGCGACCATTCGGTTATATTATGTGATTCACCATTGTATTCAAGTATATGGTCGGGACTACCATCATATTCTTCGTACCCTAATGCTTGACCAACGGTACATCCGTATTTATCAATCCGAGACCGAATAACACCCTCTTGAATACCAGTTATTCGAGACCACTCCATTACCGTATGCGATTCGCCTTTGTATTCAATAATACGATTAGACCTTTTGTTGTTCGCCTGCGTTATAGCGTCTACCCACCTACAGTTTGAAGGCTCGTAATTCCCATTTACATTTATTCTGTCAATTTGCAAGCCTTTCCTCGCACCATTCTGCTTTGCCCATTTTTCAAACGCGAGAAAATCTTCGTCCCACTCTTTACATACGGTTACACCTCTACCACCATAATTTTTATATGAACTATTATTAGGGTTGTTACATCGTTGCTTAATACCAGACCATGTAGTATATAGAAACGACTTCGACTCATCGTTGAAATATTTTTGTATGTACGAATGTTTATCACAACCGCAAGAAGTTTTTGCACCGTTTGACAACGTTGACATATATCTTACCACTTCATTTCCACATTCGCACTTACACAAAAACTTTCTTTGCTTTGTTCCACAAGGTGTTATATTTGGCTCTACTTCTCTAATAATTGTCAGCTTGCCAAATCTATCGCCTACTTGTACATTTTTCTTTTTTGCCATAATTGCTAATCTTTAGTTGTGCTAATCATTTAAAAAGTGGAAGCGGCGATTAGCATACCGCTTATCGGTGGGGGTACTAAGTCCACCTATCCACAATGCAAAGTTACGAATAATATCCCATATACAAAAATATAGAATTTTATTTTGCGTTAAATCTTATTTCACTTTTATTTAGTTATTCGCTAAAATCAAATAGATTTAGTTGTGTGTGCTTTTGTTTCTTTCCAAGTATGAAGTCGCAGATGAAGTTGCGGGCATAGTCGGGCGAAATCATGCTACGCTCCTCGGAACACAAGCCTGCAGTTTACGTCCATCTGCTTTCTGCTTGGTTTATTAACTTTTGCTCCTTGTCATTATGGATACTTCGTCCGTATGTAGGCTCACAATTCCAATACCAATAGCCAGTTGGCTTCACGTAGTAATCGCCTCGCATCATTCGATTGTTATCTTTGATAGTTGGCGATTTCAGGAAGTAATTGTTAAGGAATGACCCAGTTATTGGATTCTCAAATATCATGCGAAGATTTCGACGGAGGCAAACACCTACAAACTTTGTAAGCCTTACAAGATATTCGTTTCGTTTCATCTGCCTTTCGATTATCTTATCAATGGCTTGTGCATCGGTTAGTGACCGATAATTGACAGAATTTAACGATTGCATGTATTGCGACATCTGACAAAAGTAAATGCACGGATAAAATGCTATTATTAAGTCATCCTCTGTAACCGTGTCTATTATTGACGGATTTCCATCGTATGCATCATCTATTGCTACGAATAAGTCAGTGATGTGGTCTGTCTCTCCGAAGTTGTTCTGAATATCGTAGTCTTCGGCAGGTATGCCCAATTTGATAAACTCTTGCTTGAACGTGCCAGACTACTCAAAGAAACAATGCACTTTGCCTTTAATTTTCATATATTTATTGTTTATATTTTGTTCCACGTCTTTGTTTTACTATCCCACGTTATCGTGCCACGCCCATTGTTAAGCGTTACACTTGCACCGTCGGGGCGCGTGTCATCGTCGTAGCCGTCGGCAATATGAACACCATCCCAATAGCCAACGTACATGAAGCAATGATAATAATCGTTCCACGACAAAGCACCGTCCGTTAGCGGCATATACACGTCGTTGGCTTTGTCTTTCTTGCCTAACTTTGTTGGGTCGTATATAACCATGTTGTTTGCGAATACTACTGTAGTGAATATCTTATCGCGCAAATAACGTTCAAAGTCCTTTTGATATTGCAATTCGCGGGTAGATACATACGCCTTGATATGCGGCATCACATTTTGTTTCTCGACATCTGTAAGTTTCTTCCAATATTCCAAGGATTTCTTTTTGCTACCCTTTCGCTTGTATGCAATCCAGCATTGCTCGAAAAGTTCTTTGTTTATTTCTTTTTCTTCTTTCTTTTTTTCTTTATTATCGGTATCTTTAGTATTAGGTAAACTTATATTAGTATTTATTTGTGTTTGATTACCCACATTAAGGTTTCCCATACTTGGGTCTTCGTAAAAAGTATAATCGTTACCAACAATCATTCCTTTTTCGTTTCTATTAGTTACAACCTTGCAATATCCGCGTTCTTTAAGTTCATCTATTGCAGAATAAACGGCGGTTGTTCCTTCTTTAATAGTCGCACAAATCCCCTTTATTGAAAAATCCCAATTTTCTGGTAAAGACAAAATAGTAGCCAACAATCCCTTTGCTTTCAAGGATAGTTCTTTGTCGCGCAAAAACACGTTGGATATTGTCGTGTAATTGGCATTTTTAATTCTTGTTACTTTGTTCATATAGCAGTTTTATTAAAAACCTAATGGGCAATACTACTCGTTGCTGCTATTCAACTTTCATATCGCCCATTTCGGCAAAATAGTAATTACTTATATCTTTACGTCTTTGCGTCTAAATAGCAGACAACGCATCAACGATTATTTCTTGTGCAAAGATACAAAGAAAATCCCATATCAACAAATATTTTAAGTTTTTTAGAACGGTAGATTATCAGACCCGTCGCCGTCACCGCCGTTATTTTCGGGCAAAGGGTTTTGAGCGGTCTGTGTAGCGGCTTGTTGCGTTTGTTCTTGCGTACCGTCCACCCTTTGCGTTCTCCACGCTCGACATTCCGTGAACCATTTGCCTTGCCATTCGCGGCTTTCCACGTCAAACGACACATTGTAAGTACCGCCCATGACGATGCCCATCTGCTTGAACTTATCCTCTCCCATTACTTTCATGGCCACTTTCTTAGGATATTGGCCAGGGGTTTCGATGACAAACACCGTAGTCACATATTCGTTTCCGTTCTTTTGCGAAACGAATCTTTGTGGCTCTAAAATTGCAATTACTCTACCTTGTATTTCCATATTGTTTTTATTATTTAAAAGTTTTATTTGTTGTTATTTGCATTTTCTCGTTCGTTCTGCGGCCTTTTCACGCCAAAGGTGGAATAGTTACCCACCAACGAAAAGAAAACGCACTAAAACGGCTTAAAATACGTTTTAATACTTCTTGCCGTGCTTTTTCGGTCTTGTTTCGTTATATTCCATTTTTAGTTCGATATGGCGTATCAAGTCCACATTCATGTCCTCGGCCATAGCAAAAAGAAAGAACAGTGCCGCACCGATAATATCGGGTAGGCTTTCGCCGCTACCGTCATCCGTCATGCTTGCGCCGTCGGCATGGCAAAGGATAGCGGAAAGGACGAAGGCACGTTCACAAAAAGAGTGCCGTTGATAGTTCTTTCGGAAATCCTTAAAGAGTTCGCGGTACGATTCGAAGCGGTCGGTAGGTGTGATGTTCAATGTTCCGCAAAGGTCGAAAAGGCGAATGGCTACGTCGCTCAGCTCATCCTCCACACTATCCTTTACATAGTTCTTAAACCTGTCATTGTAAGTCAAGTCCTTGCAAATTTCAAAACCGTGCAAGTTGGCGTGTAGGTTACGGCGGTCTGCCTCTACGGCCTCACCTATCTCCGACAGCACCAGCATCATCATGTGCTCGACAGTCAACATCTTTTTGTGAAATCCGTGCTTAACGGCATTATCGTATGCACGGGCAATGAAATCCTTTGTTTGTTCCTTTGTAATCATAAAATATAAAATATTAGTTTTGTGAATTTATAGTAACTACGGTTTCGGTGTTCGGATGGTATTGCAACCTATACACACCGTGCTTCTTTTTTTAACGATTTTTTGAGCTTACGCGATAAACCTATGCGGAATTTGTCGCCATCGGTTTGTAAGACACCAAGAATAGCACCCCAGCGAACATCGCCATCTAACTTTGTAACCACATTTGCCATAAATAACTTTCTTTTATTTATATAAGTAACTATTTTAATTGGTATTCCATGATATATAGTAAACCATAATAACACGAAACACGGCGCAAATATAAATATTGTATTTTGAATAATACCAAAATAAAACCATATTTAACACTACTTTAACATAATAAGGGTAACTTATTAAAAATAGTAAACACTATATATAAAGATTACTATATAATATAAGTAACTATATATAAAGTAAACTATATATAATATTGCTTACCATATTTTCGTATAATGGTAAACTATATATTATCCAACACACACACAACATACTTTTTCAAAAGACCTTTGGCAACCAAATACTAAATAATTCGATTTAAGCCACTTTTTAAGCCCTACAAGGCACTTTTATACCATAAGTGGACTAATTACCCACCGACACAAAAATAACGCCTTAAAACGGCCTTAAAATCGTTTTTTCAAAATTCTCGTTTTTCTTTTTTAAAAATTTTTTTTCAGAAATAAGGTGTTTGCACCACACAATACTTTGGCCGTTTTACCCCCCTCCCCCTATAAAATAGCGTAAATCATTGAAAAACAAGCCGTTATGATTTTGAAACGTTCGTATTATTATCATACGAATGGGTAAAAATACTATCTTTTCCCGCTGTAACGCGTTGAAGGATAGCCCAATACACAAAAAACGCAAAGGACAATTTTGGCACAAAACAAAGTGATGTAATATATTTATATACTGTTTTGTCTATATAATATATAAGGCCATATATAATATATCATACCCAACAGGCAAAAGAAAAGCGTGAGAAAAGAAAATATAATATAAATATAAATATAATATATATATATATAATATAAAAGAAAAAGAAAAAG